AATGCTGCTGTCTTTGACCGAACAGATGGCTTCGAGGACACAGCGGAAATCTTCTCCGCCGTTGGAAGAAAATGCTCCGGGGACGTTTTCCCAGACGATGTATCTTGGGTATTTACCATTGCTTGCACACCTCATTTCTCGGATGATACGGATTGCTTCGTGAAACAGAGAAGAACGGCTGCCGTTCAGACCGGTTCGTTTTCCGGCGATGCTCATATCCTGGCATGGACTGCCAAAGGTGATGATGTCCACAGACGGCAGCTTTGCACCATGCAGTCCGCTGATATTGCCGAAGTGTTGCACCTGCGGCAGCCGTTTTTCTGTCACACGAATGGCAAACGGTTCGATTTCAGAAGACCAGACAGGCACAATGCCTGCCAGCAGTCCGGCAAGCGGAAAACCGCCGCTGCCGTCAAAGAGGCTGCCAAGGGTGAGCAATCTATTCATTAGTCACCTCCAGATTATTTCCTGCTTTATCGCATGATAAAAGAAACGCCCTGCATACTGATAATTCTGCAAAGCGTTTACATTTCTCTATAACTTTACTTCGTATCCATATTGGTGCGGCAGGAACGTTGTTATATCTTCCATATTCGCCAAACATACACTCCATACCAACATTTCTTGCCTGAACTGCCTCTTGAAATGTATCGTAGTATCCAAGATGAATATCCAGCTGACTGATTTTGATTCTTGCACGATATTTCTTTCTGGGTGGATAATAACTTACTCCGCTTACACCCGATGTGTTATTTTTTTGAAGCGGTTGATTTATTTGATTTTGCTGATGTGTACAGAAACGGACATTGCATCTTCGATTATCCAATGTATCAAGATTGATATGATCCAGCTCCATTCCTTTTCTTGTACTAAAAAGCACTTGATGCAGCGGTCGACCATGGCAGTCAACGATATATATTTGCCTACCTTTTCTGCTTTTATAAGAGACATACCATTTGATATCTTTTATTCTACTGAATAAATCAGCATCAAACATGAATATCGTCCCATCGGAAAGACGACCATAGCCAATTATACCATCATCAGAAAATGTGTAATTCACATTGCCGATATCACTCACGTCCTCTCTGAGCGTCATTCACATTGCTGTCTTGAATATTCAGTTCGTCTGCTGAAAACTCATGTACTTCTGAACACGGGTACTTTACTCCGTTGCGCAGAACATACACGCCATCAGCTGAACCAACAGCAGCAATGTATCTTCTGATGATCGCTGATGCATATTTGGGATCAAGTTCTTGTGTGTAACAGATTCTGTTGGACTGTTCTGATGCAATGAGTGTAGAACCGCTGCCGCCGAAAAGATCAAGAATGATTCCGTTTTCCTGTGATGACATACGAATCGGATATGCAATCAATGGAAGAGTTTTCATTGTAGGATGTAGCTTTGACTTTTTCGGCCTGTCAAATTCCCATACAGTAGTCTGCTTGCGGTCACCGTAGAATTTGTGCTTTGCAGTATCCTTGAAAGCATAAATTACTGGTTCGTGCCGCATTTGGAAATCCATTCTGCCGATAACAAGCGTATCTTTTACCCAGATACAAGTTGTAGAATAGTGGAATCCCGCATTAACTGTTGCTTTATAAAAATTACATTTTTCTGCATCTGAATGGAAACAATAAAATGCTCCGCCGTCTGCGAGAGATGTATATGCGTTTTTGAACGCGTCCAAGAGGAACTGATAGAACTTCTCACTGTCAGACCATTTGTCATTCATAATTGTCATACCTGTACCGCCGGAATATGCACAATTATACGGAGGATCTGTAATACAGGCATTTGCTTTCTGACCGTCCATCAGCAAGGCAACTTCATCAGGTTTGGTGGAATCTCCGCAGCGAAGTCTGTGTCTGCCGAGAAGCCAGATGTCACCATTTTCAACAAATGGTTCAAACTCTGCCGCCTTATCTACATCAAAATCATCATCTTTTACATCTTCATCTGATGCAAATAAGTCCGCAAGTTCCTTTTCATCAAATCCGGTCATGGAAAGGTCGAATCCGAGCTCCTGTAGTTCCTGCATTTCAACGGACAGCAGTTCTTCGTCCCAGCCTGCGTCCAATGCCATCCGGTTGTCAGCAAGAATGTACGCTTTCTTCTGTGCTTCGGTTAGGTGGTCGGCATACACACAGGGTACTTCTGCAATGCCTTCTTCCTTTGCCGCCTCAATCCTGCCATGCCCAGCAAGAACGTTATATTCCTTATCGATAATGACAGGATTGACAAATCCGAATTCACGGAGGGAAGAACGAAGTTTCAAAATTTGTTCTTTGTTGTGTGTTCTGGCGTTATTTGCATAAGGCACTAACTTGTTGATGTCAACAAGCTGAAATTCTGTAGTTGTGGTCATCTGTAATTCCTCCTCTGCTGGATTCTGAGCATACCTTTTCGGGCGGCATCCATATTGCCTTTGACAGCCTGTCCCTTGATTGTGCGATATTGCTGTTTGGTCATGTTATTTTTCTGCTGTTTCAGTTCTCTCCAGAATTGAACATCTGCTTTCATGTATTTCTCACTTTCTGCTTCTCAGCAATTTTTCCATCATATCTTCCTGCGGATTGCTCTGAAATTCCACAGAGCAGTTTTCCCTCACAATCTGAAAAATCTGATTCCAGATTTGGTTTGCCTGTTTCATGTAATTCTGTGACATCGCTACATAGGGAGAGGCAATTGCCGCACCAGTTGTAGGATGTTTGGAAATATATCCGTATTTGGTGACGATCTGCTCGCAGTGTATCCAACGGGAAATACTCATGGCATACTGTTCCACAAGCTGACGGCTTACGATTTTCTCACAGGAGCGTTCTTTCAGCCACTGATAGGTTTCTGTATACACATCATCTGCAAGGAGTTTTGTGCCGTCACGCTGTAATTCTTTCATGAAATCTCTGACAGGCGGAGTTTCAGCGGATTCTATATCCGCAGGCTGCATCATAACTTCCGCCGATTTTCCCTCAGCAATTTTCTCCGTGAGTGCCTTTCTTGGCCGTCCTGCACCCGGTCTTGCACCGCCTCGGTTTGTACCGTCTTTCGCCATGATGTCATCACCTCCGAAAATCAAAGAAATTCAAACAAAAATGCTAAATCAGGCATAAAAAATGCCGACTGCAAAAGTCGGCAAAGTTAGATGTTGTCGGTATTTTTCAATATTTATACCTCTGAGGGGGTCAATAGGGCGTTTGAATACCCGTTTTTGTGCGTGATAGGGAACGCCGGTCTGTAAAAAATTCACAATTAGCGATTTTTATCCCCCCACCGGCAGCATTTCAGACACAATCAATACCGATAGACAGGATTTCGGTCTTCCGTCCATGTCTTGTGGTCATGGCAGGACTTGCAAAGAGCCTGCCAGTTGCTTTCATCCCACATCAGATGCGGATCACCACGGTGAGGAATGACATGGTCGACCACAGTTGCTGCTGTGAACCGTCCCTGTGCTTTGCACCGCACACACAAGGGATGCCGGCGGAGGTACGCCTTGCTGAGTCGCTGCCATCTGCTGCCGTATCCACGCTTGGCGGCAGACGGTCGGTCTGGGTGCAAGGGCTGATGCTCTGCACAGTACAAGCCGTCTGTCAGATTGGGACAGCCTGGGTGCTTGCAGGGCTTCTTACATTTCTTCGGCACAGCAGTCACAGCCTTTGCAACTCTCTGTGGTTTCTGCAGAGAGTTTTTTCAATGCTTTTTGGTATTGTTCCTTCACCCAGGCAACGCTGTCATTCAGTTCATCTGCAATGGCATCCCATGTTGCAGCGTAAAGATACCGCAAACGAAGGATCTCACGCTGGTCGGCATTGTGATTTGCCATGATAAGTTCTTCCAGCTTCCGTTTCAACCGAATTGATGCAATCAGATCGTCCCACGCTGCCTCCACGATCTCATGTATTTCATCTTCATCGATTTCCATCGCCATAGCTTTCCAATCCTGATAAATCACACTCTGTTCCTTGATGCGTCTGTTTAGATCCATACTGTTTCTTAAAACTTCTTTTGCAAGCATATCGATTCTCCTTTATGGACACGAAAAACAGCCCTCGCAGAATTTCTTCCGCAAAGGCTGTTTCGCTTTCTCCTGTTTTCCTACTTTACAGTATACCACATATGCGAACTATCATCAAGTGTTATGAACTATCATGAACTATCAACTTTTCATCCCTGCCAAGGCTTCCCGGTGCAAACGATAACAGGAAGGTTTACTGTATCCCATTTCTTCTGCGATCTGATTCCAGTCCTTGAATTCCAGATAACGCTTTGCCAGAATATCATGATGCTCCGTATCTGTGACGGCTTTTATCGCAGTATCAAAAACTGCTTTCAGAGCTTCCAGTTCCTTTTTTGCAGTCTTTACTTCTTCCTCCAAGGATAAGATCTGAGAAACGCCGCTTTCCACGGCGTGAGATTCCGGCGATACGGGTTTGGGCAAATCAGAATAGGCAGGTGATTTGGGAAAAGAAAGTTTCTGACGAAGAGCATCTGCTTCCTTTTGTTTTCGGTCAATCCTTCTAAGAAGTCTTTGTGCCTGTTTCATGTATTCTTTTGCTGTCATGCCGTGATCTCCTCCAGCATTCTTTTTACCTCCTCCACAGAACGGACGATGGCAGCGTTTCCGCCGCATTTTTGTATTTTGCGAAGAGCCGATTCCTGCAAAGCAGTTGCTTTCCCTTTCTCCGTTTTTACTTCAAAGGCAAAGAACCTGCCGCCAATGCAGGCGATCACATCGGGGATTCCTGCCGTTCCATACATCCCGCCATGCTCCTTCCAGCAAAAACAATTCGGCACGGTTTTCAGATACCTCAAAATCGCCCTTACGATATCCGCTTCTTTCAAACTGCTCACCTCTTACCTCTTTACTGATTTTACAGGGAAATTTCTATTATACTCATAAAAAATGAGAAAATATATGGGGATATAAAATAGGAAATATATAAAAGATTACGGGAATTCCCTGCAAAGCCTGTAAACCCTGTCAGAACGCTGTGCAGACCTCTCCCCTGGCAAGCTACACATGGCTTTCTGAAAAGCTGATGCCTCTCCATGTCCTCCGTTTTCCGGTTCTGTCTGCTGCTTTCACGACCGTGGGAAAATTTGCTTCCAGTTCGTTGTTGAAATTCTGCTGACTGTATGGAGCCATGCCGCAGCTGTCACAGTATGATTTATACCGTGCAAAGAACTCCATTCTTCCCACTTCTGCATCCATTTGCAAAGTACAGCAGTCCCGAACAAACGCCAGCACACTGTTGCTGTCTTCCCGGTATTTCTGAAGTTCCTGTGCATTTGCCTTTGTTTCTGAAAAATGAAAATGATTCTGCATCAGCCGCCGCAGTCCTTCTAAGGCAAATTGAAAGATCCCATCTGCTTCACAGCGGAACTTCTCCAGAAGTTCCGGATCTCGTCGTTCCTCCGGCACAGAATGATTGAACCGGACAATGATCAGACGGCGGTAAAAGCCCTCCGATTTGTCCCCATAGTTCTTCGGAATGCTGTTGCAGGAAAAGAGCAGCCTCGCATAGGGCTGAAAAGAAAAGGGATTTTTGTTTTTCTTTTCCACCGTCAGATAATCCTCTCCGACCAACGCCTTGAAAATGCCGTTGTCTTCAATGCCCTTTGTGGGTAACTCTGCACAGATATTCGCCCACTTGCCAAAAAGTTCTGCGGTCTTGAATCGATCATTCAATGCCTGCCATGCTACATTGGACACATTTTCTTTTCCCAGCAGCAGTTCATTCAGCACCCGCAGCAGCACAGACTTCCCGGCACCGCCTTTTCCCACAATGATAAAGCACTTCTGGGCATGATTGACCGGAATGAGAAAGTAGCCCAGCATCTCCTGAATCAGCGTCACCTGATCCTCCTCCACGGATTCATGCAGAAACTGCAGAAATCTGGGACACTTTGCACCGGACATATATCGCACATTCAGCTGTACCGT